TCAGATGCCCTGCATTTCGTGCTCAGTGTGCCCAATCAAATCAAGTTGGCCTGCTGCGTCGGCTGCAGCGTTCTGCCCCTTGATCTTCTCGCGGACGCGCTTGAGCAGCTTGCCCATACCGCGAGGCGTCATTCCGTAGCGCCGCGCCAGGTCGTCCTTATTGCGGCCGTCGAACTGGTCGTAGATCTCCAGCTCCTTGAGCGTCAGCTTGTACTGCGCGTCCTTTGGGAAGGTCACCACCTGGCCTGCCCAATAGGTGCTCAGATAGTCCACGGCTGAAGAGCCAATGACCGAGGCCGCATCGGGGGGCGTGCCCATTTCCTCCAGCTGACGGGCGATCACCGCCTGCAGCTCCTCCAGCATCTCGTGACGCTTGAGCGCCATGCGAGTGACTTCAACGCTCACTGTGCTGCCCCCTGGGGCTTCAAAACGGCCACTGTGGCCGATATGGGCCGATCCAGCACGCCCATAAGGCATTCCCAGGCCCACCAGTGCATGTCGAAGCCCTGCCCTCTGTTCAGATACTGATCAGACTGTTGAACCAGCTCAATTTGCCGCGCCGTCAAAGGCGACGTGCGATGGAGCGCGATCACTTCGTTGCGCAGCGCCGCCACTGCGGCGGGCAGGCGGCGCATGGCCCACTTCTTGAGGGTCTCGATCAGGGTGTCGATGACACGACCATGCGCCCAGCGCAGATCGTCCACCTTGGCGATCCGCTTCACGTAGGCGGCCAGAGCCTTTTCGGAGGGGTCGCGCACCTCGCCCAGGGCGTGTAGAAACAACCACAGCGCGCGCACCTTGCTGGCGTCCGGCTTGATGACCTGAGGCCGGTCACCAGCCTTTGGACGCACCTTGAACCCCTTGCTCTTCATGTGCGCCAAAACCAGCTCCATGTTTGGAGCAGTCATCGACGCCAGTGATTCGGACTTTCCAACGATGCGCAGGATGTCGCGATAGGCAAGCTCGTCCAGGCCAGACTTCTGGCCCAGCTCGCGCCGCGCCACATGGATCAGCTTGATCAATGCAGCGCGGCGGGTGTTCGCGGGGGCTTTGGCGGTGGTCATAGAACGGGTCTCCAGGTGGCTCACCAGAACCCCCATGGGCGGAGGCTCCAGAAAACCGGCTGGATCAGTTCAGCGCTTCCTTGAACGCCTTGCCAGGCGTGAACTTCGGTGCCTTGCTGGCCTTGATCTTGATAGCCTCCCCTGTCTTGGGATTGCGGCCAGTGCGGGCCGCACGCTTCGACACCGTGAAGGCGCCAAAGCCCACCAGCGTGACAGCACCGCCCTTCTTCAGGGTGGCCTTGATGGCCTCGGTAGCCGCGTCCAGAGCGGCACCAGCGGCGGTTTTGGAGATACCGGCCTGGTCGGCCATGCGTTCGGTCAGTTCAGACTTGTTCATGAGTCACTTTCGATAGTTGAGAGGTTCCCGGTGAGGCGGCACCGGGGACCGAGGCGCTCAGTGGGAGAAGTCACCGCGCCCTGCGGTAGTTGCGGCCATGTGATGGCGGCCGGGGCACACACCGCTTGCCCCACCGACCTATCACGGGCCGGTAGCGCTTGAAATTGCGTTCTCCGTCAGGAGGTCGAAGTCCAAGACCCACACGAAGGGGTCTGCGTCCCAGGAGGCAGAACCATTGATCTGCGACCAAAGCCTGCGGAATGCCATCACGGCTTCGTTGCCCCGTCCCAGCCCGCGCTGCTCACTGGGCCATGCGCCTTCCGCGATACAGTCATCGGGGCTGATTTCCTGAAGACGCTCCAGACGCACGCCCGTCAACACCAGAGTGATGCGACTGGCTGTACGCGGCATATGGATGGAGGGCATCCACCGGAACCCCGTGGGTAAGTTCCAGCCCTCGCCCTCGCTGACATCAGCGCGGTACGTCCACACAGGCGCATAGCCAGGCAGTGCCAGATTGCCGTGCGTCTCCCTCACCCAGAGCCTGTCGCCCGGCCGCCCGTATGGGCAGGTTCTGAGCACTTGCTGCATGCCCGGCAGGTCGTTACGACGCGGCCAAACGCCGCCATTGCGAGCCTTGAAAACGCGGCGCGTCTGCCGCTTTGCGCCCGCCCTGATCGCGCGCACCATTGGCCCCGAGAACAGAATCGGCCGCTCTCTCATGCCTTCGTCCAGCCGCTGTCAGGCGTCCATCGCATCAAAGGCAAGGCGTAACCCGCCTCATCTTTGACAAACCGTACGGAAGGCTTGTCGGTGCTGTATGTGGCGATTACGGCTGCAGCTTCCATGACCCGATACGTGGCATCCACGTCGGCCACATCGAACTGGCAAACGTTGCGCCAAGAGCCACGCGCGTTAAATTGCAGCGTTGCAGGCTTGCTCATCGCATGCCTCCGTTGAGGGGCGTGTCGTCATCGAGCAGCCCCACAGCCACCGATTCAACGGTGTTCGAGAGGCCTTCGAGTTCGTTCACGCAGAACTGGTCGAGCTCTTCCCACTGCTCCGACATGATCTGAATCTGAGCGCGCATGGTGCGCAGACGCCGGACATGCCGTGACGCGAGTTGCTTTTTGGTGGGCGCGCTCATACCGCCACCATGTCCAAAGCAATAGGCACATAGCGATCCGAGTCGCCCACGCGCTCGTACAGCCGCACGTACTGCTTGGTGCCAATGACCTGCACCGACTCGCTGATAGCCTTCATGGCCTCCTGCCAGCGCGGGTCGGCGATTTCCAGCCGGCGCAGGCCCAGGATGCGGCCCACGTTGAGGTTGCCCTCCTTGTCGGTCTGGAACGCTTGCTGCACCAGCACCATGATCTCGGGGCGGCTCCCCTTGGCCCACTCGTTGATGCACTCGTCGATCAAGGTCTTGGCCGCCTGCAGGCGCTCGTCGAACGTCACGTTCTCGGCCGTGGCGATCTGCAGTTTGAAGGCGCCGTCGTAGGTGGGCAGCGTGATGTTGCCCTTGGTGCCCCCGCGCTTCACGCCGTACTGCTCCGCGCTCAACTCAACGAAGGCCGCCACGTCGCCGAACATCTTGGACTTGCCCGCAACCAGGCGCGCATTCAGGTCCTTCGCCAGGGCCACCAGCTCACGCACCAGACGGTCGCGCTCCTGGTCAATCGGCTTGACCAGCTCCAGGGGGACAAGATGGCCCTGCGCGTTGCGCATGTAGCCAGCGGGGACGGTAGTTTGATCCATGGGGATGCTCCTTTCAGTGAACAGGGGTGCCCGCAGGGGCGGATTGGGTAGCGAGGGAGGCCTTGAGCAACTCGCCCGCATATGCAGCCATTCCCGTGGCGACATAGCCGACAAGATGGGGGGCCATCAAAGAAACGGCGTAGCGGTGAGCCAAGCACAGCGCTTTCAAAACGACAAAGGGCGGGTGCTCTCCTTCGATGGACGCGACGATGCGCTGCGACAGTTCAAAAGAACGGCGGCGAAACTCCGCGCGCTGCTCGTCGGTGGGCTGTGGCACGGTTGGTTTGCTGGGCATGAGATAGCTCCTCTCAGCACCGAAAGCCACGGCTCTCGATGCGGGTGTGGTTGAGGGCCCCGGCCCGTGCGGGCGCGGCGGGGTTGACGGTCCAGACCGGCGCGCGCATGCGGTCGTACTGGGCCGGGGGCACCACGTTGGCGGGCCGGGGTGGCGTGGGTTTGCGGCCGGCGGGGCGGCCCTTGCGGATTTCCGTCATTGCTGCACGCCTCCCTTGATGCGGGCGATTCGCTCGCGCACGTCGTCAGGCATGCGCGTGGCCTTGCGGCCGCGCTCTTCGATCTCGGCCAGCGCCGGGTCTTTGCCGCCAAAGGCAACCTCCAGCGCCGTGCCAATCTCGAACGTCTGACCACGCACCTGCACGGTGTCACGCTGGGGGGCAATCCGCCGGTCCAGCTCGCGCTTGGACTCCTGCGCACCCTCGGCCTGGTCGGCCTTGCGCGTGAGCACCTGGTACAGGTAGCCATTGCCCTGCAGAGGTAATTGCAGCGTGCCCTTCTCGACAGCCTGGAATACGGCGTCAAAGCCACCGCGCCAGTCGTCGATGGAGACCGCCCAGGCCCGCCCGTGCCGCTCAATCACGCTGCGCTGCATATCGGTCACCAGTTCCGTCAGCAGCTCCTGCAGGCGCGTCATGCGCAGCCGCTGCTTGGGCGGCTTGTGCAGACGGATGTAGCGCATCAGCTGCGCGCCCAAGGGCAGGGACAATTTCAGCGTGTCATGAATCAGGCGGCGCGCCGTGTCGTCGTCGATCATGCGAAAGATCAGCGCATCCAGGCTCTCCTCGGCCCCGCAGGCCGGGCAGACGTTATTCCAGTCGCCCGCCATCACAGAAGCCCCCCGCGACCTGGTACGGCAGGCGCCGCAGCCGGGCGCGCAGCGCGCTCCATTTCCGAGCGAAAGCCCAGGCACATCGTCTGCCCCAGTTCCATGCCTGCCAGGTGTGCGCGGTCGAGCTGCACCTCGGCCACGTCACGCTGGGAAACGACCCACACCAGGGCGAGCAGCAGGACAACGCAGCACAGGCCAAGCCACAGCACAAGGGCTGTCAGGGGATGGCGGCGCTTCATGCGGCCTCCCTGCGGGGCACCACGCCCACCACATGCTCCAGGTTGGAGCCCAAGATGGTGTCGATGGCCTCCCAGTCGCTGCGAAACTCGCCGCGCAATTGGCCCTTGGAGCCGTCATCCATGGTGATGATCACAAGATAGCGGCGCATGCTTATTCCCCCCGCACCGCAGCCGCAATCAGGGCCGCATTCACCTTGGGCGCGCCGATCTTCACGGCTTTATTCATCGCCCGGGTCACCAGGTTGTTGATCGCCAGCGGGTAGCACAGCGACTGCTCCCGTGCCTGGCGCTGCCCGCGCACTGTTTCAGACACCGCCTGGCGCAGCGTCGCCCGAATGGCGTCCACTGCATCCGGCGCAAAGATGGCGTCAAACTGCAGGCCCGCCCGGTCAAACTTGTGGCGCAGGTAGCCCTCGACGTGGTTGTCCAGGGGCGGCAGCTTCACCAGCTCGCAGCGCTGCACCACCTCGCGCACCTCTGGGTTGTGCTCGCTGAGCTTCTTCTCCAGCTCGGTCTGGCCGATCAGGATGATGGACAGCAGCTTCTTGAACCCATCCTGCAGCTCGTAAAAGCGCTTCAGGTGCTTGAGGGTGGGGATGGCCAGGGCGTGGGCTTCTTCGATGATGAGTACATGCCGCTGCCCCACTTGCGCGCTGGCCTTCAAGATGTTGTGCATCTGCGCCGCGCGGTCCTGCAGCATCTGCCGCAGGGGCGTACCAGGCGACACGGCGCGAATCACCGCGCCCGTGATGTCCGCCGCCATCAGCGCTTTGCCCTTGCGCTGGTTGTCCTCCATGCCGATCACATAGGGCTCAATCACCGTCACTCGCTCGCCGGTGGTGTTGATCCAGTCGATCATGTCCTGGCGCAGGGTGGACTTGCCGCCGCCCGACTCGGCCACCACCGCCAGCATGCCGCCGTGGCGCGCCGTATGGCGCATGGCCGCACGCACATAGCGGATGTCGTCGGTGATGAAAACGTCCGCGTCTTCGTTCAGCTCGTTGATGAACGGATCTCGCGGCACCTTGAAGTGCTGGCGGGCAGCAGATGACAGCGAGTGATGTCGTAGTAGCATGAAAGGGTCCTCTCCTTGGGTCGAGCCGGGTTGGGGGCCGGAGTTATTGGCTTTCGCCATCGCCTGCAGCTCCGCGTTGGCGCGCGGTGCTGCAGGTGCTTCGTCAAAGGTCCGTGCCAGCCGCTCGGCTGGCAGGCCCTTCGCACTCAGATAAGCGGTAATCCGCTCTTTAAGCAGTGCCTTGCTCAGGCCGCGCGTGGTCGGCCAGAGGTCGTACTTGATCATTTGGGTCACCGCCGCTGGCGAGACGCCGATATGGCGTGCAAGCTGCGACTGGTTGGCACCCACGGCGGCTAGGCTTTCGCGCAAATTCAGCATTGGCACCTCACACCGCGCGCAGGCCACCAGCGGCCCGGATAGGTTCATCGGCGACCGCAGGGGCTTGGTACTGCGCTATCAGCGCCGCCACCTGGTCCTCGGGAACCCCGCCGCCGTATCGCTTCACGAAGAAGGCGTTTTCTTCGGCCGTCAAGTTGCGGCCGATGGCACCCACGATGCGCAGCATCGCTGTCACCGCGTCGAGCAACTCGGGCCCGGCGGGCGCCGCATGGGCGGGCGTCTCGATGACAGCGCCCTGTCGCGGCAGATAAGTGGGCAACTGCACGTCCTGCAGGTAGGCGTGGGCGTTGAGGCCGTTGAACGGCGCCACGCGCTTGGCGCGCGCCGCCTTCACCTCGTCGGCCGTCATTCCAGGGTAAGCCGCCTCGTCCATCGCCGTGGCGGCATGCTCCGCGTCCGTCTTTGCCGCGCGCTTGAACTCGGCGCCAATCTCTGCAGCATCCGCCTGCTGGCCGAACTCGTCGAAGTTGTGCTCAGGCTCACAGCGGTAAATCAGAGGGGCACCGTTGTAGCGCTCCACCTGCACCTGCACTACGCACTCGCCATAGACCAGCCCGCGTACCTTGACGGTGTCGCCCACGTTGATTCCATCGAAGCCGCGCAAGCTGTAGGCCAGAGTGCGCCCCGCTGACGGATGGCGGAACGTGATCGACTGGTTCGGTTTGACTTGCCGCTCCTCCTCCTTCGACCGCATGAACGCCTGGCACACCTCCAGCGGCGGCAGCACGCGCAGTTGCTCGGCCGTGATGAGCTGCCAAAGGTCATAGCGCGCCACCGGCTGCGACAGGCCTGGGCGGCGCAGCCGGGTGTCCTGGCCGGGTATCAGGTTGGCGCTGTACGCGTTGGCCCAGGCGAAAGCAGCGGCATTGAGCTGCTCCACGTTCTCCACCGGCTGGAACCGCAGGCGCGACTCGAACTGCGTCTCCACAATGTTGTTGCCGTTTTCCACACCACCCTTGGCGCGGCTGTTGCCTGCCTCATGGGTGATGTGCGTGACGCCCAAGGCGTCCAGCAAAGAGCGCACCGCCGACGACGTGTTCGCGCTGCCCTTGTCCCACAGCAGATGGCGCGGCACACCGTGAAACGGGCGGCCCTCCTGCAGGCCCCATGCAAACATCAGAAAGCGAAACAGGTTGTGCTGGTCTTCGCCCGCCGCCTCCGTGTACCAAGGGATCACCGTGGCGCTTGCCTTGTCGTAGCAGACATACCGGTAGACCTTGAACTTGACCTGTGCGAGCCGGTCCAGCTTGTTCTTGTAGAACTCGTCGTCGCGGATGATGTACTGCCGCCCCTTCAGGTAGTACACCAGGCACAGCGACGGGTCGATCTGGTGGGTGTGATTGGGGTGCGGTGCCCGCAGGGCCTGCACCGGGTCGGCCACGCGCTGGGCGGCAACATTCAGCTTGCGGTCGCGCATCAGCTTGTTGAGCTGCCCATTGCTCACGCCAAAGCTATGCCCGTTCTGCTCCAGAATGCCGCGCGCCGTGGTCGTGAACAGCGTCTGCTTGCCATTGGCGCGGATCGCCTCGCGCTGGGCCGCGCCCAGGGTCACCAGGGCGTCGGCCGACACGCTGGTGCTGCCCTTGTCGCTGCGCGCCTTGCGGCCCGATGACCAGCCCGCCACCGCCTTCAGGTGCCGGTACACCGTCTGCACCGACAGCCCCAGGAACTCGCCCGCTTCCCGCACCATGGCCGTGCCCGATCCATGCTCGGCCTCGTCCAGGCGCCGGGCAAGCTGGCGCACATAGTCGCAGGCTTCGGGGGAAAGTGCCGCCATATCTGCGCTCACCTCATGCGGCTGCATCTGCAGCCTCACCCGCCCCGCCAGGGGCCTGCATCAGGTACTGGCGAGCCTCGGCCAGGTCATCACCAAAACGCTCCTCAAACGCATGCTGCGCCGCGCCCACCAACTCGGCCAGCCGGTTGAGCCCATCTTGCAGATGCAATGCCACCAGGGCCACGCTGCGCGGCAGAGGCGCCGGGGCCTCGGGGTCATAGCCCGGCGCCTGCGTGACTTCATCGGTCCACCACTGCTCCAGGGCAATGGTGGCCTCATGGTGGGCCGCAATGCCGTTCTCAATCAGCGCCTGCCGCTCGGCAATTTCGCCCTTGAAGGGCAAGATGCGTTCATCCAAGGGCACCACCACCGGGCGCTTGCCTGCCAACTTCTTCTCTGCCTTGTCGGCCCGCTCTTCCGCTTTGGCCCGCTTCTCGGCGGCAAACTTCACATCCTGCTCGGCCTGGCGCAGCCGCTCGCGCAGTTGGCTGGCGCTCAGACGGTCGATGTCATCCATTTCCTGGAGGTTTTCCAGCACGTCATCGTCGTGGGTGACCAGTTCCAGGAAGGCGCTGGCGCTTTTTACCTGGGTGGTCAAACTACCCAAAATGGGTGATTTGGAGGTTTTGGCCGCCGCCTGCATGAAGCGTTGGGCCGTGCTGCGTGCGAACCCTAGCAGTTCCACGCGCCCCATGAATTCGCCATGGGGCGCGATCTCTTTGAGCAGCAGCAGGCGCTTGCCCGTCTCAAGGATGGCCTCCACCGTGCGGCGCTGATAGAAGCGGATTTCATCTTCCAGCGTGCCTATCGTCAGAGCGCCTTGGTAGCCCAGCTCCTGCGCAAGGGCTGCGGCGTTGGCCTCTACCACCGCCAGGGCGTTGCGTGCTCCAGCCTCCTGCGCCGCCATATCGGCGGGCGTAGCGCCCACAAAATCCGGGCCGCGCTGCTCTGCCGGGGCCAATGGTTTGCGTCCTGCCATGTTGTGATTCCTCCTTCAGTTGTTAATCAAATGGCGCGCGTGTAGCGCTGGTCGATGTCGTCAACGCGCTGGCGCACGCGGCGCAGCTCGTCGTCATGGGCGCGGGCAAGCTGGATCAGCTTCGGCGTCAGGCGCCAGCACTCCTCGTTGCCGGGGATGCGCTCGGCAACCCCTTCGTCTGCCAGCAATTCAAGGTCGCGCAGCGCCATGGGCGGGGCCACGTTCAGCGCTTCGGCTACCTGCTTCAGTCGCAGGCCGTCAAACGCATGGCCCTGCAGTACCCACAGCAGGCGCAGGGCACGGCGGGCGGGTAGGTGGTGCTGTGGGTTGCTCATGCGTGCATCCCCTGCGGCATGCACACCACCAAGCGACCGTCCATGCTCAAGCCGGGCACACCGCCCACCTTGGCGGCTGCGTCGTTCAGCGCCGCAATGGCGTCCTCGCGCCAGCTCTCGGCGCAGTCCTCGGCCCACGCCAAGCGGGTGCGCAGCGCCTCGTTTTCGGCGCGCAGGGCCTCGTTCTCGGCGTCCACGCGGGCCAGCTCTTCGTTGACCAGGTCATAGGCCTGCGCATTCAAGCGCCGCCGCAGTGCATGCAGTGCTGGGGTCATGGCTGCAAATCCAGTTGAGGGTTGATGTGCTGGGCCACGTTCTGGCGGTGCCAGGCAACGTGCTCCATGTGGGTGGTCAACGCGGCCAGTGCGGCCGATGGGTCGCCGGGCTTGGCGTAGTACTCGGTCAGCAACTTGAGCGCCATGGCAAAGTGCTCATGCAGCTCCACGATGTCGGCATGGGCCAGCTTGCGGCCCGTGGCTATCTGCACCAGCAGCCGCCCATTACTCGCTGCCAGGTAGCGCGTCACAAAGTCAATGCCGCAGGCCAGCTCATAGGGCCGGATCAGGTTGGCGGGCATGCTGCCCTTCTGCAGGTACTTGTAGAGCACCCAGTGGTCTGCCAGCCCCATGTCCTCGGCAATGCCCTCCACGCTCTTGTTCAGGCGCTCCCGTGCGTGGTCCTTGCACAGCTCAAAGGCGTGCCGCAGGCTGCTGGGCTGCAGGGCCTTCCAATTGCGGCGCGTCATTGGATGAAGCCCCGCGACAGGTTGTCCAAACAAATAGCCGGATTACCTTGAGCCTCAAGGGTTTGCTGGCCGTACAGTGCTGCCACAACGCCAACGGAGAAACCGATGACTGAAATGATCCCGACCGCAATCGCCAAGTACCTGATCGAAGGCCGGATGCGCGACGACGCTTCCTTGGCCCAGCACATCGTGATGCACGAAGCTGTGGCGCTACTCATTGGTGAACTCCATCGCGTGGGGGCTGTGGACGCAGATCGGCTGGCCGCGCGGCTGATAGAGGCGCTGGCAGCGCCTGAGATTGAAGAGCTGGCCCCTGGGACCGGGGAACAAGCCGCAACGTTGGCCGGGCGTATTCGAGGGGCTGCGCACCTACCTGTTGCGCCAGACGGAGGCACGCCTGCAGGCAAGTGAGACGCTCGCCAGTAAGATGTTTGCTGGACATACCGCTCATGCCGCCGCCAGTTGCATGCGAGGAGCCGAGGAGCGGGAAACAAGGCCCGATTTAAGGCCCAGCTCCACAGCAATGTTGTGGCTCTCGCCCCGCAGGCACTTGCGCTGCGGGGTCCGGTCGTCGTCGTTGACGATCATGCAGACCAGCGCGGCCGAATAGCCGCGCTGACGGGCCCAGTCCGAGTACGTCCAGCCGCGACTGGCGAACTCGTCGCGGACCTGCTTGCGGGTTTTGGCCTTTTGGCCAATGGCGTAGCCTAGAGGAGCAATGTCGGTGATGATTTGATGGGTGTGCATGTTTGGCCCTTTACGGAGCGAGCGAAAGTCAGTCGTTGACTGGCAGTCCCAGCTTCAGTCGCACGTCGCGGCCTTCGCCGTAGTTGCCGATGCGCACACCGCGCACGGCATCGCTGACGGTGCGGTACTTGAAGCCATTGGCTTTGGCGAACTCTTTGAGGGTCATGCCCTGCTGGCGAAGCCGGTGCTTGATCTGGTTGGGGGTTGAATTGATGGCAGGTTCAGGCTCGGCTTCGCCTACGACGAAGCCCAGCGGTCCTGCCGCGCAGGTGATGTGGTCCGGGGTGCCGAGGGTCGGGTTCATGCCAGCGCCCTCCGGGGGTCGGTGACGATCTCGCCCGCCTTGATGCCCAGGGCCACGGCGATCTGGTGGGTTTGGCCCCGGGTGGGGCGGCGGCGGTTGGCCAACACCTCGAAAACGAGGTTGGGCGAGAAGCCGTTGGAGACCGCCCATTGGGTGACGGAGACGCCTTTGCGCTGCAGTTCAGCGCGAGCTTGTTCGGGGGTTCTGAGCATGGGGGTGGCTCCTTTGCGTGTGTTGATTTACAGGCGGTTTGTGTTTGTTGTTGGGTGAATTGTGGTGCGGATTTCTGCACCTGTCAATAACTTTGGTGCGGGAATTTGCATGATTGGGAATCGTCTTCGGGAAGAGCGAGAACGCCTCGGCCTCACGCAGCCCGTGTTCGCTGAGTTGGCGGGGGCAAAAAAGCGCACGCTGATTGACTGGGAGAAGGACGTGTCTTCGCCCACGGCAGTGCAACTAGCGCAACTTGCAGCCGCAGGCGCAGACGTGCTCTACATCCTCACCGGCCAGCGCTCCAGAGCCCAGCCCGCCCACGACGCGGCCGAGCAGGTGCTGCTGGACAGCTACCGGCGCTGCAGTTCGCAGGCTCGCCAAAACCTCATTCAGACGGCGGCATTGCTGGCGGCGGGGCTTCCAGGGCGCGCTGGCGGCGGTGGGGAACAAGTCAACACAGCATCCGGCGCGGTGCAAATCCTGGGTTCAAAGAACCGCGTTTCCAACAAGCGAACCTGAAGGGCTGGCAGGGATGGGTGAGAAGAAAAAAGCGGGCGCGCAGGTCATTCCGTTTCCACGGGCAAAACGCCCCCAGATGGAAGTGGTGCAGATGATCAGCGGCCATGGCAATGTGGGCGTTGTGGGTGACGGCAACAACGTGCAGATCACAGTCCAGTCGCCAGACAATACTGCGCGCCCCGCGTTGGCGCCTGTGCCACCACCAGAAGATCACATCACGGATGAGCAGGCCGCAGTGCTCCGGCGCCTACATCTGGAATGGGTAGAGCTCTCCACTGCCGTCAAGACGAGGGCAAAGCCGATCACGCCGCAACAAGCCTGGGTGTCGATCAACAGCATCGGCAAATGCACCACATACAAGCATATGCGGCAGGTCAATTTCGATGCAGCCTGCAACTACATTCAGCAGCAGATGGCCATCCTGCGCAGCGGAAAGCTGGCACGCAGCCGTGACCCAAAATGGCGCAACAGTCGGATTGGCGCCATCAAGGCGCGCAGCATCAACCAGCTGGGCGATGAATTTGCATACCGGCCCTACATCACGAAGAGCTTCAACGCGCAGTCACTTACGGAGTTGGACGATGAGCAGCTTGATGCGACCTATCGCTACACACTGAAAATGAAACCCAAGATAGGGTGAAGCCGCTGGGCAAGGCCGCGCGCATCAAGGTGCTCGATTTCATGCGGCGGGAGTTCAACACCGCTATGGTCATTGAGTTGAAACCAGATCAGGTGTACCGGGTTCGTCGGTACTTTGAAACCATCAACAGCCGCAGAAGAGAGAGGGCATGAGTGTTTGCGAGCCCTTGCGCAGATTTCGGTGTATCTGATCCATCAGCCGATTTTTTAATGAGGAGTAACCAATGCAGCCGGTTTTTGGATTTTTGCTCTTTGGGGCCGCCACCCTGATTGCGTCAATTGTTGCCAGTAAGCGAGGCCGCTCCGGCATTCTCGTTTTCGTGCTCTGTGTAGTTGCTGGCTTCGTCTTGGTAGTTGTCACAAACAACGCGGGTGGGGGCGCTGTCGGAGCTGCTTTCGCGGCATTCATCGCCCCCATTGCTGCATTGATCTGGGCCACATCAACCAAGAGCAGCGAGCAGCTGGCTGTCACTACGGGAGAGCATGGAGACTTTAAGAAGTGCCCGTTTTGCGCAGAATCCATCCGCAGAGAGGCGGTGAAATGCAAGCACTGCGGTAGCTCGCTGGACAGCACGAGCTGAAGATCGGATAAGCGTGCGGAGACTGCTCGCCGCCTGCCTGCTAGCTTTGGTCATTACCCCCGCAGCAGATGCTCGCATCCCTCGCTCCACCTCTGCCGTGGCTGAGTTCAAGCGCCCCAACCCTGACGACGCTGGCGATCTGGCCGCCAAATTTGAGCAGCGTCTAGCCGGACTGAACGTGCAATCACGCCAGGAAGTGCTGACTTCAAAAAAGGGCGAGCGTCTGCAGCCAGATGAGCAGCTCCGGGCTGAAGCCGAGGTCGCGGCTCGAAACGGGAGAGTGACAAGCGTTGGGGTCGATGAGCACGGCACCCCCGTAGAGGCGTCAACAGCTAGGAAGCCCAAACGCATTCCGATGCGTTTCATCGAAGCGAAAGAGACCATTCGGGAACTGATAAAGCGCGCAAAAAATCTTTAAGCAGTAGGATGGTTGGCTTATGTACAGCAGCATTTTCCAGATCTTCAAAGTCTATTGGGCCGCCTATGGCGGCTTCAGTGCTTTGCTGCGTTCGCCGTACATACATTTGTCCCTGTTTTGCCTTGCGCTTACTTGGAACACATGGTGGGCGCCCACCTGCGCCGCCGGAGGGAGTTGTGCGGCATGGTGGGACCAGAATCTTTCCGTACTACCAAATGTTTTGGGCTTCACACTCGGCGGGTTTGCGATCTTCATCGGCTTCGGTGATGAGAAATTTCGGGCTCTGTTGGCAGATCCTGATCCACAGGACTCGGACGCGGAAACCTTGCCCACCATGTACCTGGGCTTATGCGCGACTTTCGTGCACTTCATCCTTGTTCAAGCCCTGGCGCTGCTGAGCGCCGTTATCGCGAAAGCCTGGTGGTTCTATACCCCTTTGATGGACCCATTCCGTGACTGGCTTCCTTGGATGAACGCCATGGGTGGCGTGATTGGCTACGGATTGTTTTTGTACGCTTTGACTTCTGTGGTCGCGGCCACCATGCACGTGTTTCGCATCGCAATGATGTATTCGCAGTTTCGTAAGCACCTCGGGGTATCACAAGTTGAGTCTTCGAGCGATGTGTCCGAACAGCAAATGAAATAAGGTCCTGGTTCCCAATACACAGCACTCCCAGGCGGGAAAACTGACGGCTTTCATACCGTCGTTTCACCCACCTGGAGTCGCTGTGTAATGCGAGACATCATCCCCGCCTGGCTGCGCGCGCCGCGCACCACCACCTGGCTTGTGCTGGCCGCGCTCCTGCTGGTCGCCATCGCCATCGTTGCACCGCCCCAGTTGCCGGTGGTGCTCTACAAAGCCTCACTCGTCGCCCTGGCCGCCGTGCTGGGCTACTGGCTCGACCGCACCCTGTTTCCCTATGCCCGGCCCGATGGCTACCTGAGCACTGATTGGCGCTACGGCACCGACGAGCCAGTGGGGGATGTGGACTACCCCGTCGTTGCCGGGTACGAGCTGGTCTTCGTGTGGGCCATGATTCGGCGCGCCGTGATCGTCGGCGCGTGCATGCTGGCCATGGCTGCGGGGCTGTAATGCGCGGCTCCCGTATCTCTCTGTGGGGCTGGTGCGCCGCCCTGGCCGTATCCGTGCTGGCCCACTGCGCCCAGGCCCAAGTGCCCCAGGCCGCCCAACAGCACCGTGCCCTGCTGGTGCGCACCGCGCACGCGGCCTGGGGGCTTGACGCCCCAGTGGCCGTCTTTGCCGCCCAGGTGCATCAGGAGAGTGCTTGGCGCCCCGATGCCATCTCGCACGTCGGTGCGCAGGGCCTGGCCCAGTTCATGCCCGCCACCACACGTTGGATCGCGGGCCTGAGCCCACACCTGGCAGAGCAGCAGCCATTCAACGTGGCCTGGTCGCTGCGTGCCCTGGTCACCTACGACCGCTGGCTTTACGACCGCGCCCCCGCCCGCTACGCGCCCCGCGAGCGCATGTGGGTGGCGCTGCGCAGCTACAACGGCGGGCTCGGCCATTGGCAAGCAGAGGCGGCGGCTACCGGGGCCGCGCAGCCGACACGCGCCCAGGTCGATGCGGCATGCGGCAAAGCCCGCCGCGCTGCCGTCCATTGCAGCGAAAACCTGGGCTACCCCCACCGCATCCTGGTAGTGCTCCAGCCGCGCTATGCGGCATGGGGGCCCGGCCTATGAGCAACACCTCCACCGCACTTGTCGGGGGGCTGCTGCTCGCCGTTGCCGCAGGCATCGGCGGCTATGGCTACGGCCTCGACCAGGGCAAGGCCCTGGAGAAGGGCCGCCAGGACGCCAAAGCCCTCGAAACCATCACCGACCAGATCGCGGCCCATGCCGACCTGGTCAAGCGCTCAGGCGCGGCCAGCAAGGGCATGCGCGCCGCCGTGGCCCAGCTCGAAAGGGCCAACACCCAAACCACCACGGAGATCGCCGATGCGCTCACCACCACTGCTCCTGAGCGCGCTGATTGCGTGTTCCCTCCTGACGTCGTGCGCGGCCTTCAAGCCGCCCGCGACCGCGCTGCCGAAGCAGCCGCCAGCGGAATACGCGGTGCGCTGCCCAGCCCCCTCGCCAGCCCCGCGCGGCCTGCAAGTGGACCCGGTAGCCCTTGAGCTCAAGTCCATGTACGACCTGTACGGCCTGTGCGCTGGCCGCATGACGGACCTTTTGAACTGGCTCGATACGGAGGGCCTGCGTTGACCGACGACATCGACCGCGCCCAGGAGCGCGAGGCCCAGATGCTGGCTGACGCCCTGCGCGATCAGGCGCGCCGCTCGGGGCTAGCAGGCAAAACGTCCGCCGACTCTGCCGAGTTTTGCCAGGCGCGCGGATGTGGCGAGGAAATCCCCGACGCCCGGCGCCAGAAGGTGCCAGGCGTTCAGTTTTGTGTGGCGTGCCAGGCACGCCGCGAAAAGAGAGGCAACCGGTGAATCCACTGCAGATCGACTTTTGGCAACTGGTGGGCTTCGGCGGCGCCCTGTTGTCTGGCTTCGCCGCAATCATCTTTGGTGCGGGCCGTCTGATCGCAGCCCAGTTCGAGACACGCATCACCGAACGCTTCGAGGGCTTGCGCAAGGACCGCGAGGCCGAGGAAGCACGCACCAATGAGCGCTTCGATGCGCTGCAGCGCGCCCGCGAGCTGGAGGCACAGGGCATCTCCAGCCTGGAGCGCGATTTCCTGCGCTTCCAGGCCGACCTGCCCCTTCACTACGTGCGCCGCGAGGACTACGTGCGCGGCCAATCCATCGTGGAAGCCAAGCTCGACGGCCTGGCAACCAAGATCGACAACGCGCAGCTGCGCGCCTCCATGAACGAACGAGGGAGCCCATGAGCACCGCCATCGACACAGCCCGTATCCGCCGCGAAAACCTGCGGTGGCTCATCATCCTGACCCTGAACAACGCCCGCCCCATCGGTGCATTTGAAGGCCCTATCCTGTCCGTCGCCCAGTCGGAATACCCGGACGCAACGCCGCTGGAGCTGCGGCGCGAGATGGACTACCTGCACGACCGCCAGCTCGTACAGGTGGACAAGCAGCCCACCGGCCGCTGGTTCGCGGAGCTCACCCGCATCGGCGTGGACCTGGCCGAGTACACCATCCCCTGCGAGCCCGGCATTGCCCGGCCAGCGAAGTACTGGTAACCCATGGGCCGCAAAAGCAGCATCGACCGGCTCGACCCGGAGATCAAGGCGTACATCCAGGCCATGCTCGCTTCGGGCAGC